TCGAACCTCGTGGATGTGAAAAAATCCCAATAATACACGAGGTTGCCGGCCAGCCCGAACTCATAGTGCGAGATCAGCCGGATCGAGTAGTTGGTGTGCATCACGTCGCCCTTGCGGAAGTTCTGCGGGTCCGCCCGTCCAAGCTGGCCGGTGAATGCCGCCGCCGCCTGCAACGCCTGTCCGGTGTGCTGATCGCGCACGTTCCCGTACATGAAGAAGTTGCGCTGGGTGGGAATCCAGCTGTCCACCAACTTCATGACCTGCGGCGTGACGCCGACCAGCACGAACGTGGCCTCCAGCCGCGCAATGCCGGTGCCGACCTCGATATAGATCGGCGCGCCGCTCGGACGGTGGTCGGTGTACTGCATCTCCAGGGACGGCAGCTTGATCTCGGTCAGCGTCAGGTGGTTGCTGGCGGTGTCGTCGGTCACGTCCGACCCGCAGAACAGGTTGGCGTAGTCCATGACCAGAACGGGATTCGGCATAACTTTCTCCTTTGGATTAGAGGCCTTCGTTGTTGGCGCCAGTGATGCTCACGCCGTCTTGGTTGTAGCCACCGACGGCCCAGGTGTTCGTCCAGAAGTCCCAGTTGTAGATCGGCCTGTCCGCCATGCTGAACGTGTACTTGCGGATGCCGCGGATCGTGCAGTTCGTGCTCATGACCTCGCCGCGCTTGAACGGCGTCGGTTCGATCGCCGCCAGCTGGCCCTGGGCATAGGCCGCGGCCTGGATGGCTTCGCCAGTCATCTGGTCGCGCACGTGGCCATAGATGAAGAAGTCGTTGGCCCCCGCGTCAAACCGCAGCAGCAGCTCCCAGATTTGCCGCACGATTCCGATATGCTGGAACTTGATCTCGAACCGTGCGATCTGCACGTCGATCTCGATCGCCACCGGAGCGGCGCCCAGCCGGTGGTCGACATACTGGATGTCCAAAGTCGGGAGCTGCACCTGCATCAAGGTCAGATGGTTGCTCTTGGTCACGTCCTGCGGCCCGGAGCCGCAGAACAGGTTGGCATACTCCAGCACCAAGACCGGGTTCGGCATCGAATTTACTTCCTGGGAGCATTTACGCCGCTACACCCAGGTTCAACTCCTGCTCCAGTGATTGAACCATCTCGTCAATAGCTGGTTTGTACCGCGCGCTCATCGTGGTGATGCGCTTCAATACTGGCGCCTCTTCGCACGCGAAGCCGACCGTCAGATGGCCCAACCTGATCTCCTCCGCGCTGTTCAGGCTGCCTTTGAAGGTGACCTGCTTCCCAAGGATTTGCTCCTGCGCCACCAGCGATCCGAGGAAGTTGTTCACCGTGGCGAGGATGTTCTTGATGGTCTGCCGCGTGATGTTCTGGCGGCCGAGATAAGTCCGCAACGCTGGCATCAGCGACAAGTGGATGTAGTCTCGTCCCCTCATCACGTTGTACATGCGCCAGAGTTCGTCGTCCCCCATGTTGTCAGTGCCGATGTAGACGAATCCGCCGCTGGAGATGGCGCTCTCCACGCCGATCAGCCCGCGCGCGACAATGCCGAGGTTGCTGGCGAGCAGCTGCTGCCCCTCCGTGGCCCCGTCCGTCAATGAGAACGGGATCGTCCTGGCTGGCCCCACGATGCCCTGCACGGGCCTGTTGGCCGCGCTGTGGAACGGGTAGCCGGTGGCGAAGTCCACTGCCACCATCAATCCCGCCACACGCGACGCCACCGGCCGCACGATCACGTTGCCGGAGATCGGGTCGAGAATCTTGATCCCGCCCGAGACTCCGATCAACCGCGGATGGTTCAGTGTTGTACGCCAATTCTGGTCCGCGATCTGGCCGGTGCCGGCGCTCTCCACGATGGCGTGACCGATCAGGCCGTCCAGCACGCCCGGCAGCATCGAGCAGATCGGATTGGCGCCGAGGCCGATGGTCGCCGTCAGCACCGCATTCTGCGGCGACGCCGCATCCTGCCCGCCCGTGAGATGTGAACCGGAAATAGATGCCCCGGTGACCGTGGTGTTGATGGTGTAGCCGTTGCCGGCCACGCCGGCGGCCTTCTGGATGATCAGCAGCGTGCCCGCGGTCAGCGAGTAGGTGTTGTCGTTGATGTCGGTGTCGGCTGAATTGTTCAAGAACGTGAGCAGGCGGTTCAGTGTCGTGTCGAGATCGCCGCCGAGCTGTACCTGGTTGCCGGTGGGCGTACCGCTCACGAAGGTCACGATCTTGCCGTTGAGCGTGATCGTGCTGCCAATGCCCGGCTCGCGCTGGAACATGATCGACCCGCTGGCCGGTTCCGCCACGATGGGATCACCATCCGCCGCAGGCAACACCGCCACCGGGGGCACCGTCATCCACGCCCCGAACGTGTCGATGAAAATCTCCAGGTCGTGAATCTCGCCGAACATGTTGGCCACCGCGTGCGCGGTGGGCAGCACCATCTGCGCCCCGTTGGTCTCGCCCACGCCCTGAGTGAACGTGACCGTATACTCCGCGAACGGGATGTAACCCTTGCCCGGCGTGGTGGTGCGCAGCGTCTCCAGCGAGTTCGCCATCTGCCCGGTATAGCCTGGGCATAGGATGATCCGCGGCGTGCAGTACAGCATCGAAGGAGCTTTTAGCAACGCCCAGATGCCGTTGCCCATCACCGACTGGCCCATGATGTTGGCAATGGTCTGCTGCAGCTTGATGTTGGCATCGGCGTGCGTCCCGTACTCGGTGCGCACGATCACCAGCTGCGCCGCCACTTGGAAATCCGCGAGCTGCGCGTTGATACCGTTGATGGCGTCCGCAATGTAGCCGTCGAAAAACCCGCTGCCGTCGCCAAGCTTGGCGAGCGTGGCGGTGTCGTTCGAGTATAGCAGCACGGGGGTGTTGAGCGGGAAGGTCTGCTCGTCCGCCGTATTGCATGGCCCCACGATCCCGATGACGTCGAGATTAGCACCAATAACCGGCTGTGGTTGATCGTTAACGCGGAAAAACTCTACCTGATCTTCACGATGGTTCGCTAAACCACCGCCGCCTTGCGGCTGCTGCACGTTCCCATGCAGAGGAGACTATATCATCATCCCTTTCGGGAGCCGGGCGCTTCGGGCCGCTTGGCCCTACGAGCTTTCGCTCTAGTCGTTGCACCTTCCGCATTGCTGCGGCTTGGCTCAGGATTGTCCGATCTGGATGTTCCCTGAGTTCACCCGGTTTCATTTGGGCCTTTAGGTCAACCCAAAAGTCGGCCGTGCCATGATAGGACTCCTTATGCTATACTGCCATCACGGCAGTTGGTTGGGGCTACGCATGTTTGATCGACAGAAGCATCTTTCGTCGCTCGCCAAGAGACAGCGACTACGATTGAAGAAAGGTCAGCGCTTCAATCGATTCACAGTGCTGAAGTTCGATGGCATCAGAGGCGGGAACACTTACTGGTTTTGCCGCTGTGACTGCGGAACGGTTGTTAGCGTTCGTGGCGACCGACTTCGTAGCGGGCATTCAAAGTCTTGCGGATGCCTGCGCGAGCAAGGCGGCCAACATCTTCTCAAGCACGGCATGTCGCATTTGCCGGAGTACAAAGCATGGAAGCAGATGCGGATCCGCTGCCTCAGTAAGAACAATCCCGACTATCCGTACTATGGCGGGCGAGGGATCACGATCTGTAAACGCTGGGACAAGTTCACTAACTTCTACGCCGACATGGGTCCGCGTCCGTCGCCCGTTCACACCATTGATCGTTGGCCCAACAACAACGGCAGCTACAAGCCGAGCAACTGCCGGTGGGCTACGCGAAAAGAACAAGCGAACAATCGCACGTACAAGCGCGACCGCGGCTATTCGATAAAGAAACTTTAGCGCCGGAAGACAAGCACCGGCGGGAACACGTAGCGCGTCGGCGACGTGACGTACCCTTGGAAACGAACGGCGGCGTGACGCAGCAACGCGTCGCTGGCCAAGAAACAGCGACTACCTGATCACCTGCGCGTGGAAGTGGGGGACAAGGAATACTGTTGCGCCGGTACGACGTACCAGCGCGTGATCGGGATGAAGGCCGGTGTGACGTTGCAGCGCGCCGAGACCACGCGCAGGACCGGCGCGGATACCTGAACAATGGGAAGCTGCGGCGTCGGCGTTCCAGTAAAGTAGCCGATCATGGTGCGCGCGGGTCCGGCGGACAGTGTTCGCGTGATCGTGACGCTGTAGATGAGCTGGGCCATGGTGCTGTTCTCCTCAGAACGACAGAGTGGGCGTCTGAATCTTGAGCGATTCCTCTTCGCCGTAGATCATCACGGTCAGCACCGGCCGGCGGTTCAGCACTGAAAGCTCGTCAGTGTAGAACTCGATGCGTCGCGCGAACCGGCCGCCCTCCTCGTCCGGCTCGATGTCGCTGACATTGATGCTGGTCAGGTCGTCGATGCGCAGAATCTCGCTGAGGTAGGTGAGCGTCATCGCACCCTCATTTGAAGATCAGAAGAGAGCCACCAGACTGACCGGAAGCGCCTTGGCCGCCATCGATGCCTCCACCACCACCGGCACCCCAACCGACACCGGATGAACCAAAACTACCGCCATGCCCGACATAAGGCGCAAGCACACTCCCGGCAGTCGGTGACGATCCGTCGTTCAATCCCGGACCCATTTCGGTCGCCGCACCGCCGCCGACGCCGCCGCTACCGCTGCCACCAGAATTATGCTGAGTGAGTGGAATAACGTTGGCCCCGCCTGGCTCCAGCACCGAGCTGTCCCACAAAAACGGAGCGGTGCTGCCACGACCATAAATAAAACTATGACCGGCAACCGGAATATCGGTAGCCCAATCGCAAGCACCTCCGATGCCGCCCGCACCTAGCGAATATGTGCCAGTATCGGGATTGAAAACCGAATTACCGCCATCCGTGCCGCCACCGACGTTATAGAGATCGACAGTGGTGGCCCCCTCCGGAATCGCCACAAGCGTCGGCTGCCATGACAATGCAATAGCAACCGGCTCGAACGCTGCCACCGCAATAGCGCCAACCAACGATGTTCTCACAGCACCAGATTCCCGCTCACGTTCCACTCGGCGTGAGCGCCATCGCTGTTAGCCTCGCAGAACACCGATGCCACCGCGTTCTGGCCGGCAGTCTTGAATTTGCTGTTGAATGATCTCCGCGTGGCATTGGTCACCACATTGATGGTCACCTGCCCCGCACCGAATTGCTCGATCAGCGCGTTGAACCCGATGGCGATGGACGCGGGCAGCGAACAGGTCACCGCGGTGGCGCTGGTGAACCGTATGATCCGGCCGTTGTCACCCGAAGTCAGCGTGTAGCTGGTGCTCTGGTTGTTGATCCCCGCGATCTTCGGCAAGTAATTGTTGGACGCTCCGGCCGAGGTCACGAACTTCGCGTCATCGGTCCCGATGGACACCTCGGCCAGCGATGCCTTCACCGGCACGTCCGGCGCTGCCGCGATCCCCAACGTCGCCCGTACCGCCGCCGCGTCCGGATCGTCCAGCACCGTCTTGACGAACGCACTCACCCCCAACGTGGACAGCGCGGTCGAGGCATCGGCGGCTGCCAGCACGGTCTTGATGAAGTCGGTGATGTCGGTGGTGCCGAGCGTGCTGGTGCTGGTTGCGTAGATCAGCTTGTTGGCCGCCAGCGTCAGGCTGATCAAGGCGTCCAGCCGGCCACTGGTGTTCTGCTTCCCCGCCAGCTGCGCGGTCACGAACGTGGTCGAAGCCTTGGATGCGAGGTCCGATACCAAACCGGCGATGTCGGACTCGCCCAGCATCACCGCGCCGGTCTTGCCAGCCACCGAAGACACCGGACCGGATTGAATGGCCGTGATGGCGCTGTCCAGCGTCGCCATGCTGGCGGCCACCGTGGCAGCGGAGGCGGCGGTCGCGTTCTTGGCAGCCGTGCACTGCGCCAGTAAGTCCTGCATCGCCGGGAAGATCGCGGCCGATGCAGAGATGAACCACTCGGTCGAGGATTGCGTCTTGCTGGCATAGATGCAGTGAGTGGCCAGATCGCCCGTCTCGCCGTGCCAGCCGTCCGCGTCCACCGTCACCAGACCCCAATTGCTGGGATCGGTGATGTCCTGCACCATCAGCACCGGAGTCGGGACAAACAGCGCCGCGTTCTCGGTGACGAAGAACCCCTCCGCCTCCCCCACCACCAGCGAGATGTGCGTCCCGATGGACTTGCCCCACAAGAAGCCAAGCTCGGCCGCCGCCTGCAACGTGACCAACAGCGGACCGAACGTGTCGTTCAGCCGCTCCAGCCCGATCTGCACCAACGTGTTCTCGGTCGCACCGAAGCTGGTGACCTGCGTGTCCAGCCGCACCAGCTCGTCGTACAGCGACTTGAACCGCCGGTTGAAGAACGCGGTGTCGATCTGGACCCGATCGCTCTTGACCTCCAGGTCGACCGGATAGCTGACGTTCAACGTCATTC